CCCTCTGGTGACGGGTTAGTGACGGGTTCGCCGGTAAACCCGTCACGGGTAGAACCGCAGGCAGAACCCGTCACCACAGATTCTGTGACGGGTGTGACGGGTTCTACCCCTTTTAGCTCTCACGCGCACGCACACACGCGCACGCACGCACATGAGGCCCGACCCCAAAACGGCTCACACCCGTCACACCAGTCACGACCCGTCACGCTGCCCGCCAGGGAGGCGAAAGAGGCTGCACGGGCGCGAGCGATCTTGGAGGCTGCCGGCGCGGCGGTCCCGCTGCCCGCGGTGGTGGATCGGACCGGGGCCGCGGTGGCGGTGACGCTCCCGGCGGCGGGTGCCGAGCTGGCTGCCGTAATCGAGCGGACCGGCGGCGCGCTCACGGTGGACGTGGAGACCAGCGGGTACCCGGTGGGGCACGCCGATCATGAGTTGCGCACCGTCCAGCTCGGTGACGCGCAACGCGCGGTGGTCTTCGCCGCGACCGACCCGGCGCAAGCTGACATGGCGCGCATCGCGCTCGCTGCGGCACCGCGTTTGCACGCGCACAGCGCCACGGCCGATCTTGTGCCGCTCGCCGCGGCAGGGCTGCTGGACGAGAGCGCGTGGGACCGGATGCACGACACGGTGATCCCGGCCAAGCTCGCCGATCCGGGCTCGACCGGCAGCGATCCCGGGCTCAAACAGCTCGCTCCCGCTGTTCTGCGTGCAAACGCGGTGACACCCACGGCCGATGCCGCCCGAGCTGCGCTGTTCAAAGCGGCTCGGTGGCTGACCGATATCGGGCCGACCACGCCGCGGGAACGGTCCGGGTGGGCGCAGGTGGATCCGGCCTGTACCACGATGGTCCGCTACGCCGCCGCGGACGTGCTCGACACTGCCGCGCTCGCGGTACGCCTGCCCACCCTGCCGGCCGAGGTGATCGAGCGGGAGCGCGCCGTACAGCGCATCACCGCACGGGTCACCCACCGGGGTCTGCGCATCGACGGTGAGCAGGTCGATCATCTACGCGAAACGCACGGCGCCGCGCTCGCGATCGCGGACGAGCGGGTCACCGCATTCGGCGTCGACAACGCTGGCAGCGACCGGCAGGTGGCCGCCGCGCTCATCGCCCGTGGGGTTGTCCTGCCGTACACCAAGCCGAGCGCCAGGCACCCCAACGGACAGCCCAGCGTGGCCGCTGGCGCCCTGGACGCGCTCCGGGGTACCTCAGGTGAGGCCGGGGCGCTGGTGGACGCTGTGCTCGAATACAGGCACCACGAGACGGTGCTCTCGACCTTCCTGGAGCCGTACCGCCAGCTTGTCATCCGGGGTGACGGCCGAGCGCGCCCGACCATCTACACGCTGGGCACCGATACCGGCCGGATGTCCTGCGTACGGCCCAATCTCCAGCAGCTCCCGCGTCAGGGTGGGGTCCGGGCGTGCATCACCGCGGATCCGGGGCAACTGTTGATCTCGGCCGATTTCAGCAGCATGGAGCTGCGGGTGGCTGCCGCGCTGTCCGGGGATGCCGAGCTGGCCCGGATGATCGCTGAGGGAGTCGATCTACATGGTGTGATCGCCCGTGAGGTGTGGGGACCGGGATGGACCAAGGCCGATCGGTACGCCGTCAAGCGGCTGGTCTTCGGCCGGCTGTACGGCGGAGGGGTGCCCGCGTGCGCCCGGGGTGCTGGTGTCAGCGAATCGGTCGCGGCGAGCGCCGTGGACGTGCTCGACGCGGTGACGCCCGGCCTCACCGCGTGGTCCCGGGGGCTGCGTGACGCGGTTAAACGCGGAGCCACGCAGTTCCCGACGGCCGGCGGGCGCGTGATCTGGCTGACCCGCGACTACCCGCACAAGGCACCGAACTATGCGATCCAGGGAACGGCCCGGGAGCTGCTCGTGGACGCGCTGCTGCGCTGGAGCACCACGCCGTGGGGTGGAGGCGTGGTGCTCCCGGTGCATGACGAGATTCTGGCCGCGGTGCCGGCCGCGCAGGCCGGGCAGGCTACGCGGGCGCTGGTGGAGTGCATGACCAGCGAGTTGTACGGGGTGCCCATCGCGGCCGAGCCGAGCGCGCCCGCCTACGCCTGGCAGGATGCGGTATGAGCAAGGGGTGGGAGGGGGGCTCCACCAGGCGGTGGCGGAAGCTGCGCCGGTTCGTGCTCTCCCGCGCCGGGTACCGCTGCCAGCTCCAGCTACCCGGCGTGTGCATCGGCGAGGCACCGTTGCGCGCGCGCCCTGGCGTGCCGGCTGGCCACGCTCACCACACCCTCGGTCGGTCCGTGTCAGGCGACAATCCGCAACACATCGTGGCAGCGTGTGCGCCGTGCAACCTGGCGGCCGGGCAGCCCGAAGTGACCGGAAAGATCGAAAAGTTCACAGCGCCTGCCCCCGGACACCCGCTGCCTCTGGCCTTTCTCTCTCCCCGTCCGGAGCTGGCCTGGCGCCCGGCCGAGCTGGCGCGGTACGAGTGGTTGCGGCCGTTCCTGGCGGTTCCCGAGGACGCCTCGCCCCCGTTGTGGATGACTCCGCCGCGTGAGGAGGTGGTGGGATCGTACGGCGCTGAGGCGCTCGGCTGGATCGAGTCAGAGCTATCGATACGGTTCCGCTGGTGGCAGCGTCTGGCCGTCGTGCGCCAGCTAGAGCACCGTGCCGACGGGTCGCTGTTCTGGCGGTCGGTGGTGGAGTCGTGCCCGCGGCGAGCCGGCAAGAGCGTACGGATCCGCGGCGTGGCGTTGTGGCGGATGGCGCACGCCGAGCTGATCGGCGAGGTGCAGACGGTTGTGCACTGCGGCAATGACCTGCCGATCTGTCGGGAGATCCAGCGGGGGGCGTGGCGGTGGGCTGAGGCCCGGGGCTGGACGGTTACCAGGGCGAACGGCAAGGAGGCGATCGAGGCCACCGATGGGAGCCGGTGGTTGGTTCGCTCGCAGGACGGTGTGTACGGCTGGGACGCGGGTCTGGCCGTGGTCGATGAGGCGTGGGACGTCAAACCGGACACGGTCAGCGAGGGACTGGAACCGGCGATGCTGGAGCGGCTATGGGCGCAGTTGCATATGACCTCAACGGCGCACCGCAGGGCCAGATCGACCATGAAACAGCGGATCCGAGACGCGATGATGATCGATGATGGCGAGACCCTGCTCCTGATGTGGGGAGCGCCGGCCGGATCGGACCCGGGCAGCCCGGAGGTGTGGCGGGCGGCGTCTCCGCACTGGTCGGAGGATCGGCGACGGATGATCGCCGCGAAGTACGCGGCGGCGCTGGCCGGCGAGACCGACCCGCAGGCCGATGATCCCGATCCGATGCAGGGATTCATGGCGCAGTACCTGAACGTGTGGCGACTCGACACGCCGCCGGAAGATCGCGGCGATGCGGTCGTGTCGGCGCAGGACTGGGCGGCGCTGGTGACCGAGGTTCCGGCCGGTCCCCCGGTCGCCGCTGCGGTGGAGTCGTGGTTCGGCGAGGGGGTGTCGCTGGCCCTGGCATGGCGGGCGGGGGGGCGGGCCGTGGTGTCGGTCGCGGGTCTGGTGGACCTATCGGAGGCCGCGGAGGCGTTGAAGGTGGCCGGGTTCGTGGGCGTGGCGACGGTCGGCGCAAGCCTGTTGGGGGATCCGTCACTGGCGGGGGTGCGGGTGCGTAAGGGCCATGGGCTGCGGACGGGGGCCGCGGTACAGGAGCTGCGCCGGCTGCTGGCCGAGGACGTGATGCGCCATGACGGGGGCGCGCACCTGACCGGCCAGGTGTTGTCAGCGCGGACGATGCCCGGTGCGGATGGGCCGCGGATGACGTCGTCCACGCCGGCTGACGCGGTGAAGGCTGCCGTGTGGGCGGTCACTGACTGCCGCTCGCGGCGTGAGCTTCCGCCGCTGGCGGTGGTGACCGTGCGGCGCTGAGATATCCTACCTACCTTACGGGTCGGATAGGATAGGTAGGGTATGCTCGCGGCGTGAGGTGGTGGCCGTGGCATAGGCGTGAGGCGCCCGCGGACTTGATTTCGATCTCCGACCCGGCGTTGGCCGAGTACTTCCGGATTGGATCCGGCAACTGGTCGGGGGTTGCGGTCGGGGAGTCGACCGCGCTCGGCTTGTCCGCGGTGTGGCGCGCGGTCAACCTGGTCAGCGGAACCGCGGCACAGCTCCCGCTGAACACGGTTCGGGTGGTCGATGGCGTGGTGACCCAGATCCCCTCAGTGTTCGATGACCCCGGCGCGGTGGTCGACATGACCCCGTTCGAATGGAAGCAGACCGTCTTCGCTCATCAGATGTTGCACGGCCGGGCCTTCCTGGTCCACATTTTCAACGCTGGCGGGGGTTTGGCCGGCATGGTGCCAGTCCACCCATCGGGCGTACAGCCGCTCCCGCTGCCGCGGGACGCTTCGCAGCTTCGGGTGCCGCCGCTCCGGCAGTTCACCGTGACGCTGCTGGACGGGTCGCGTCGGGTGTACACCGATGGCGTTGACCTGACGCACTGCCCTGCGCTGTCGATGGACGGTCAGGCCGGGATCGGGCTGATTCAGGTGGCCCGTAACGCGCTGGGGATCGCGGTGGCCGGCGACCGGGCGGCCGGAAAGATGTTCTCCGACGGCGCGCTGATGTCCGGCCTGTGCACTCCGGAGGAAGGCGAGCAGTGGGGACCGGAGGACGCGAAGGCGATCAAGGCTGATCTTGACTTAAAGACTGCTGGGTGGGAGAACGCCTCCGCCATCGCGGTCATCAATCGGCGGATCAAGCTACAGAAGTGGCAGCAGACGAACGAGGAAGCGCAGTTCCTCCCGTCGCGACAGTTCCAGATCGAGGAGATCTCCCGGTTTACCGGGGTGCCGCCGCATCTGCTGATGCAGACGGAGAAGCAGACGAGCTGGGGCACCGGCGTTCAGGAGCAGAACCGGGGTCTTAGCCGGTACACGCTGTCGCACTGGACGTCTCGGCTGGAACAGCGGCTTTCGCGCCGACTGGCTCGCCCCCGGTCGGTGCGCTTCGACTACACCGAATGGAACCGGCCGACACCGGAAGTCGAGATCGGTCTACTGCTCAAACAGACCGGCCGGCCGATCCTGACCGTGAACGAGGCGCGCGCGCGGCTTGGCTACGGGCCGGTCCCCGGTGGCGATGACCTCGCGGCCCCGGCCCCGGCGTCGGGCGGGACGGAGCAGGACGACATGCAGGAGGCGCCGGTATGAGGGTCCGCGAGCTGCTGCCCGCCACGCTGCTAAACCACCACCGGCCGACCGGCCGACCCGGCGCCTGGTACGGCATCCGCAACGCCGCCGCAGACCGGGTGGTGGTCGAGCTGTACGACGTCATTGGTGACTGGGGTGTCTCCGCGGCCGAGTTCGTCCGGGACCTGCGCGACATCACCGCGCCGACCATCGAGCTGCATATCAACAGCCCCGGTGGACTGTTCTACGACGGGTTGACCATTTTCAATGGACTACGGGACCACCCTGCCCGGGTGGAGGCCATTGTGGACGGTTGGGCCGCAAGCGCCGCGTCGTTCATCCTGCAAGCCGCCGAGCACCGGACGATGAACCGGCACTCCCAACTGATGATCCACGATGCGCTGATGCTCACGCTCGGCAATGAGGTTGACCACCTGGAGTCGGCAACGCAGCTCGCTCGCGTCTCGGACAACATCGCCGCGATCTACGCCGGTCGGGCCGGCGGCGCCGTAGCCGACTGGCGGGCCGCGATGCGCGCCGAGACCTGGTACTCCGCGGTCAGTGCCGCTGAGGTAGGGCTGGCCGATGAGGCTATCGCCGACGATATCGACACAGATGATAGCGACGTTGACGACGTGGCCGGCGTCGCCCCGCGGACCCAATTGGCCACGTTGCGCGCTCGCGCCTACCTGAAAGAGGTTGCTTGAAATGCCTGCTCCGACACCGCCTGACGAGCACACTGCCACCAAGGAAGACTGGCAGGGATTCCAGGACGAGTACGCCGGCTGGGTGCATGGCGCCACCGACGATGAGCTGCTGGCCGAGATGACCGGCATCCCGGAGGACGGCCGTCCGCTCACTCCGTCCGAAGCGTGGCGCTACCACCAGTGTGAGTTGCGGCGCCGACTCCCGTCCGCCAAGCGCAGCCAGCCGGTTACGCGCACCAACACCACCACGAAAGGAAAGTGACACCGATGTCTGGCAGGCAGCGTAATGCTCCGGGCGCTCCGCCCAAGACGCCAGCGGCCCCGGCTACGCCTCCCGCGGCTGTGCCGCCGGCACCGGAGCCGGCCGAGACCCCGGTCCCGGTGACGATCGATGAGATCATGGAAGAGATGTCGGCGCTGGCCGAGCACACCGACACCAGGGCGCTGACCGACGCGGAGGCCACTCGGTACGAGCGGCTGGAATCCGCGCTGGCCGCCGCTCGCCGCTCGGAGAACATCCGGCGTCGGCAGGCAGCGTACGAGACCCCGGTTCCCGGTGACCTGGCCGCGGTCGCGCACGTCGGCCACGTTCAGCGGGACGACACCTACAACCAAGCGTTCAACGCCTACCTGCGCACCGGTCGACCCAACGGCGACCTGATGAACGCGCAGCAGGTTGGCACCGATTCCGAGGGTGGGTACCTGGTCTCGCCGCAGTTCCGCCAGAAACTGATCGAGGTGCTCAAGTCGTTCGGTGGTCTGGCCGGGGAGGTCGACTCGTTCGACACCGAACGCGGCGGGGATGTGGAGTACCCGTCGGTGGACGACACCGCATCGGTGGGCGCGATCACGGCTGAGGAAGCGGCGTTCACCACGGGGACTGATCTGGTGTTCGGCACGGTCGTACTCAAGGCGTACAAGTACACCAGCACGGGCGCGGACGCCAACGCCGGTCTGCGGGTCAGCGTCGAGCTGCTCCAGGACAGCGAGTTCGATATCGAGGCATTGCTGGCCCGCGCGCTGGCGACCCGCATCGCCCGCAAGCAGGCCGCGGACTGGGTGACTGGTACCGGCACCGGAATGCCGTTCGGAATCGCCCATGCCGGGCTGACAGCGGATGTGATCCTGGCCGCCGGCAACGCCATCACGTACCAGAAGCTCCTGGACATCGAGACTGCGCTTGACCCGTCGTACGAGAACAGTGCCCGGTGGGCGTTCAACAAGAACACCTGGCAGAAAATCCGCGCGATCGTTGACACTACTGGTCGGCCATTGGTCGACCCGCAGCAGTCCGCCGGCATCGGTAGTCGCCCGACCCGGGAGCTGCTCGGCTATCCGGTCACCATCGACCAGGGGTTCCCGAACTCGGGCACGCTGAACGCTCGGTGGGGTGTCCTCGGTGAGCTCCGTGAGGCGTACACCATCCGTCGGGTCGCGAACTTCACGATGATCGTCAACCCGTACACGCGAGCGAACTTCGGTCAGGTGGAGTACGTGGCGTGGGAGCGGGCGGACGGCAACATCCAGAACCGCAAGGCGTACGCGCTCGCGCAGGCTAACGCCGCCTGACGGAGTGGGGGAGGGAACGGCCGCGATGGCGTGGAAGCCGGATTACATCACGCTCACGGAGCTACGGGACTACGCGACCCGTAGCACCGAGACGCTCGATGATGCGTTCCTTGCCATGGCCATCGCGGCATCCTCCCGCGCCGTCGACAGACACACTAGCCGTCAGTTCGGGAAGGTCGACGCCTCGCAGGCGCGTCGCTACTCCGCTCGCTGGGACCGCCGTCGTCGTCGGTGCGTGGTGGAGATCGATGACCTGTACGACGCCGCCGGGTTGACCGTTGCCGTCGCGGCGGGTCCGATTGATGCGTTCGACCTGGAACCGGTCAACGCGCTGTTGGACGGCAAGGTGTACGAGCGGCTGATCGTCAAGCCTGAGTCGGCCAACCAACCTACTGGGCGCACGGAGAACGAGGTCACAGTCACCACCGACAAGTGGGGTTGGCCGGCGTTTCCTGTCGCGGTGAAGCAGGCCACCCTGCTCCAGGCGAACCGGTTGGCGTGGCGCCGCGATGCACCCGGCGGCGTTGCTGGCTCCCCTGACCAGGGCTCGGAGGTGCGGCTGCTGGCCCGGCTGGACCCCGACGTCGGGGTCACCCTCGCTGACTACGTGCGCTGGTGGGGGGCAGGCTGATGAACCTGGCCGATGTGATGGATCAGGTGGGTGACCGCGCGGACACCATCGCCGGACTGCGCGTGTTCCGGTACCCCCCGCCGAAGCTGACGCCGCCTGGCGCGTGGGTGGACTACCCGGACACCATCGAGTTTGACCAGACCTACGGCCGTGGTTTGGACCGGATGACGCTGCCGTTTGTCGTCGTGGTGGGCAAGGTGTCGGACCGTGCTGCGCAGAACCAGCTCGGTGCGTACTGCGATGGTGACGGCGAGAAGTCGATTAAGGCCGTACTGGAGAGCGGGTCATATACCGCTTTCGATGAGCTGCACGTACGGAAGATCGAGTTCGATCCGGTGAGTGTCGCCACGGTCATGTACATGGGTGCACTGTTCACATTGGACATTAGTGGCAAGGGGACGTCATGAGCACCGTGCATGGTCGGCACACGGTCATCACCGTGAACGCGAAGGACATCAGCCCGTACTGCGATACTTCGCAGCTCACCCGCGGCGCGGACGAGAGCGACGTCACCGGGTACGGCAAGGCTGCCCACGTGTCCGGGGATGACACGCTGAAAAAGAGCGAGTTCACTTGCTCGGGCAAGTACGACAACACCGTATCGACGGGCCCGCGTGCCGCGCTCCGGCCGCTCGTTGGGACCATCACAACGGTTACGCGCAAGCCCGAGGGCACTGGCGTGGGCAAGCCGCTGGAGACGTTCTCCGCGTTCGTGGCCGAGTACGTGGAGACAAACCCGGTGGCTGATCACATTGCCTGGTCGGCCAAATTCACCGTGTCGGACGACATCGCCGACACTACACAGTAGACAGTAGGGAGTGCGGGCATGGCAACACTGGTCGCGACCACGCCGACGCGTGCAGGCGTGGCGACTGCGGGTGCCGCGGTTGCGGCGTCCGACAAGATCACGGCAGCCGTGCTCGGCTCGCGCGGTTGCATCTTGGAGATCAATAACGGTGGCGGGGTTGTCGACAATATGACGATCTCCGACGCGTCCGTGACGCCATCCGGCGCGGCTGCTGCGGCGCTCGCGCCGAGCGTGGCCAACGGCGCGAGCAAGGCATTCGAGATCACGCCGAAGATGGCCGACGCCAACGGAGAGGTGACCATCACGCACAGCTCGATCGCCACGGTCACGTACAAGCTGTACCCGCGCTGAGTCGCTACACAACCGTTGTCACACAAGAGATCGACCTGTTGGGGGGATCCACAATGGACAAAGCGCTACTGTTCCGGCCGCGCAACCCGAACGCGGCCTCGGGCATGCCGGAATCGGACGTCGAGATTCCGGGCTTCGGCACGGTGCGGGTCCGCGCGTTGAGCCGCAAGGAAGCGCTCAAGACCGGCCAGATCGCGGACATCACGGAGCGTACCGCGCACATCATCGCCATCGCGATGGTCGACCCGAAGATGTCCGTCTCCGAGGTGAAGGCGTGGGCGGACGTGGCGCTCGCGGGCGAGCTGGACCCGGTGGACGCGAAGATCGCCGAGCTGTCCGGCATGACTGACGGCGCGGAAAAGGCCGCCTACAAAAGCAATGGAAGCGGACCAGAGCCTGGAGTTCGACCACTTCCTGGCAGCGAAGCTCTCGATGACAGTGGCGGAGCTGCGGGAGCGGCTGTCTAACGACGAATACATGCGCTGGGGGGTGTACTACGCCCGTGAGGCGCAACGGATCGAGCTGGCCCGGTTGTCGGCGGGAGGTGGAAAGTGAGCGAGGTGACCATCCGGATCGATGGGCTCGCGCAGTTCGTTCGCAACCTCCGCAAGATCGATCGCCAGCTCCCCACGCTGGTCCGGCTCGCGGGCAATGAGGCCGCGGAGCTGGTGATCGGTACCGCCCGGCCGAACGTGCCCCGCCGCAGTGGGCGTGCCGCGGCGTCCCTGCGTCCACAGTCGACACGTACCGAGACCCGTGTGATAGCGGGTGGCAGGCGTGCGCCGCATTATCCGTGGCTCGATTTCGGCGGTGGGGTTGGCCGGCGCAAGCGCACCCGGCGCCAGTTCCTCAAAGAGGGGCGCTACCTGTACCCGGCGTACTTCGCCAAGCGGGACAGCGGTGAGATCCAGCGTGTCCTGGAGCGTGTGTTACTCGATGCGGCGCACCACGCTGACGTGGCGGTGGATTGATGGCGCAGAATCAGGTCACGCTCGTCTTCGCGGGAGACACGGACAAACTTGCTCGCTCGTTTAAACACGTCGACACCATGGCCAAGGGTACCGAGGGCAACGTAGAGAAGTCCTCGAAGCGGATTGGCGGGGCGCTCAAAACGCTTGGCGCGGTTGCGGCAACAGGGCTCGCGGTTGCCTCAACCGCGTTGATCGGGTTTGGTGCCGCATCGGTCAATTCGGCTCGTGATCTTGCCGAAACCCAATCGGCAGTCGGCGTCGTTTTCGGCAAGACGTCATCGGCGGTGTTGGCGTTCGGCGTGGCCGCGGACAAGACGTTAGGGCAGTCACAGACGCAAGCGCTGGATGCAGCCAACACGTTCGCCACGTTCGGCAAGTCGGCCGGCTTGTCCGGGGACAAGCTGGTCGGGTTCTCCACCAAGATGGTGGGGCTGGCCTCCGACATGGCCAGTTTCAAGAACACGACCCCGCAGGAAGCGATCGAGGCGATCGGTTCCGCGCTGCGCGGCGAGTCCGAGCCGATCCGCCGCTACGGTGTGCTGCTGGATGACGCGACGCTGCGACAGGAAGCGCTACGCCTGGGTCTGGTGAAGACCACTAAGACAGCGCTGACCCCGCAACAGAGGGTGCTGGCCGCCCAGGCGGCGATCCTGAAACAGACCTCTGACGCGCAGGGCGATTTCGCCCGCACGTCGGGCGGGCTGGCCAATCAGCAGCGGATCGCGGCAGCCGCAGTGACCAATCTCAAGACCCGTATCGGTACGGCGCTGCTGCCGGTCGTGACCGCGCTCGCCGTCACGTTCAACGCGAAGCTCATCCCCGTGCTCAACGATCTGTGGACCCGGCACGGCCCGGCGGTCACCGCGTTCTTCGCCGACGCGGCCACGAAGGTCGGGCCGCTGGCGGACCGGCTCGGCTCGGTCGACTGGTCCCGGTTCGGGAACACACTGGCCGACGCGCTCGGTCGGGTTGGCCCGCAGTTGCGCGAGCTGGGCGCCGCGGGCGGGCAGGGGTTGTGGGACACGCTGAAGGTCGGCGCGGTGGTCCTGAAGTTCCTTGCCGACCATTCCGATCTGCTCGCCAAAGCGCTGCCCGCGATCGTTGCGGGGTTCTTGCTCGTCAAGGGCGCACAGGCCGCCGCGAACGTGGTTTCTCTGGCGTCGATCCCGTTGCGGGCGGCCGAGGTGGCCGCGTCGTTCGGTATGCGCGGCGCGCTCCGCGCACACACGGTCGCGTTGCGGGAGAACACGGTCGCCGCGCGGCTGTCGGCCGGCGCCACCGTTGCGGACACCACGGCCACCACCGGGGGCATCCTGGCCCGCACACGCGCGATCGCGTCGATGGTGGCGCACCGGGTGGCGAGTATCGCGAGCACTGCTGTTACGTGGTTGTGGGCTGCGGCCACTACGGCGCTCGGTGTTGCGATGAGGTTCGCGCTCGGACCGGTCGGGCTGATCATCACCGGGATCGCGCTACTCGTCGGAGCGATCATCTGGGTAGCGACTAAGACAACGTGGTTTCA